CAATGCTTTATACAATGCAATGAATGTTTTACCTGTACCTGCTACACCATAAGCATATAGCATCTGTCCCTTATCCCACTCATCAAAGAAAACCTTTTGGTTATCAGTGATAGGTTCAATGGAAAGCATATGCTCTCCACCAATAGGTTTACGACGTTTCTTTTGTTTAGCAGTCATCCCTTGACCAGGTGATTTGACAATCTTTTTTCTAGCAGGCATATTAGTAGTTGTATTTGTCAGTAATGGTTTTGTTTCGTGGTGCTTTAGGAATCACCTTGTTCTTCATGATGTCTTTCCATCCAGGATGAGTCTTTGCCATCTTGTCTCTCCATTCACCCACCTCACCAGAAGCAGGGCAGGTAGAGGGATCACTCCAATCTCTATCCCAATCAGGATTATCTATTTTCCACTGATCCCAATCATGGACGCTAATTCTAACATCCTTTTGTTCACCAGTGTTCTTATTAATTACAGGATATGTTGCCATTATTTCCAGTCAAGTGCCTCCGCACAAATAGGGAACTGTTCACAGAACACACGTTTAGCATCATTAGCTATGTCCATGTGTTCTTTCTGTGTACCATTAGCAGAACGTAATTCAATGTAATGGATCCATGAACGGACTGAACCCGTCATGTAAATTTTGGTAGGTACTGCCAATGGCAATACAAATCTAGCACACTCCTTTGCAATACCATAATCAAGCATCTCTTTATAGAGTTTCATTCCTGATTCAAAATGTCTATCCATTTTAATTTGAAATTCTTGATTGATAAATGGATCAACATTATCAATAGAGTTCTGTCTATTCTTTTTATCTTGCCTGCGAAGTTCAGGTAGAGGAATCTTGTCTGCCAACATAGAGCTGTCAGCATACCGTTGTGAGAACTCTTGATATGTAAATGAACGGTGCCTTAGGATTTGAGCTGCCAGTCCTCTAGTAGTTTCAATCTCCAGAGTCATGTGTGCTTGCTCAAAGACACTCCAATGGTTGTGTTTGATGCAATAAGATAACAGACCTGCAACCTTAGGGTTGTCCTGATTGTTTGGGTTGCTCACTCGTGCCACGTACCCCATCGTCTTTTCTGCGTCTGGAGTTACGGTTACTAGTTTCACTGAGTTCATTATCAAATCCTTTTAATTTTTTACGAAGTAATTGTTTTTCTTTTAAAGATATTTTAGCACGAGCAAGAGCTAGTACCATATACTTTAACTCAGTTTCTGAGTATAAGTCAGGTCGTTTCTTCCCTTCTTTGATTGCTTTCTTTGCTAATTTAATTGTTTCTTTGAACCTCATTTATTCTTGTAATATGCTAGGTAATACTTGATAATGCCAGATGCACTGACATTTCCTTTTGATACCCAATCATCCACACACTCATAAATGCCACGGTTTGATTGTGTTTTACCACCAAACTCATTCATAAGAACTTTTAATGCATATGATCTGATATGCATATGCTCGTCATCGTATTGATTAGTCTGGGTATCCATCGTCGTCTCCATCGTCGTAATTAAATCCGAATGATTTGTCGATGTCCTCTGGAATTTTATATGCAGAAGTATCAGAGTAAACCTCACTCTCTAGTACATTGACAAGAGACTTTAGATTCTTGACGACCAGTTTTAGTTTCTCTCTATCCATATTTAGGTTACAGATGCGAACATCATAGCATAAAAAAAGAGGGGTTGCAACCCCTCTTGAATATTAGGTAAGAATATACTTACATATCTTCTTGCCCTCATGTTGATTAAGTAACGATGACTCAATTAAACACTCGTAATAGTCGTTTAGCTTTTGATCTTCTAGTTCAAATGAGTCTACTGTATCTTCAAAGTGACGCCACTCATCTAATTGAGAGCGCGATAGAACATTGTGCATAGATTACCTCCTTAACATTAGTCACATAACAATGGAGGGAAGGGTTCATTTTACACCTCGCTAATTCTACCACTATTTATTTTTGGAGCATCATAATATAGAGAAATTGATACGAAAATTATTGCCTACGTAAAACTACTCAATAAAAAAGAGAGGGTTAAACCTCTCTCTTTAATTAGTAACAAGTAATTCACTTACTATACTTTTTACCACGATATGTAAATGTACCGTGAGTTTCGTTCGTTACCATTTTGCTAGGATCATACTCGATACCACGATATGTGGTTGCATGGATCTGTGCGTCATGTAGAGCAGCTCTTTTGTTGATCTGCTTGCGAACAAGGTTAAGTGTGTTCATGTGTCTTCTCCTGAAGTAGTGACTTGGTTAGAGCCGTTCCTTCAGTCGTTTGCGTCCCAATACCAATCACATTGTGGTGCTGAATCCTTTATGGTTTCAACTATCTCAATCTTTACCTCTTCAGGTAAATGTTGATGCATCCTTGCCTTCAGCATTAAAGCTGCAGACTGTTCGCATGTGAGTGATGTATACAGAAGTAATTCTGGTAACATGGGATGAACGCTCCGTTCCGCGACTTACTTGCGTCCCACCACTAGAGTGGGATGAACGATAGTATTAGCATACCATAATATTTAGGGTATGTCAACTGTATTTGTTGATACAGTTTTATTATTTCTTAATTTCCTGCTAGATAAAACGATGTACCTTTAGCTCTACAGACACGACGAACCTCTGCATCATACACAGGTTCAGTTCCATTGCCAGTAATTAAATTCTTTGCGAAATCCCATGCTTCCTTAAAACGATTGAACTTAAACACATCATCATATGTCTTTGCAGACACAAGGACACCATCTTTTCTCCACAGTTTCATTGTATGCCAAACATTTGGATCATCAAGTCGTCTGTAATAGATTGCCCAGTTTCCTGTTTGTGATGCACTCATTTCTTTTTCTTTGCAGGGGTTTTAACGTTTGGATTTTTCCAAAGTTTAGGACTCACTCGACCTTGTGATTGAGTCATGTTAGTAACTGCTTTATATTTGTCCCAATAGTAATCAAATAATTCTGATTGCTTAGGGGCAACAGCTATGTCAAATTTAGTTTCGCCTTTGTCGATATATTCTATTAAGTATGCTGAGTATGGGAGCGAAGGATCGTTCGCCAGTTCTTGATCACAATTCTCATGAAGAATATTCATTAGTAATTAGCTACGGTTTCCCCATTCGATTTGGGGGAAGGCTTCCTCAACGCACTGTCTGGTAATTTTCCAGCGTTTGCCGATTTTTCTGTCCTTCATCAAACATAATACCTCAGCTTCGCCTTTTTGTAAACCCTCTAGCATTTGAATGAACAGGGTTTCCCGACGAGTCTGAGAGACGCTTGCACCGCCCTTGAAGAAGAGATAGAGTTTTCGGTACTCATGGGCGAGTTTCGTATGCTCTGTGTCTTCAGGGGCATCGTTCTCCTTGTAGGGGACGTTGCCTTCAGGCAGCATAGAGATCACACTCTCATCAAAGTTAGCTATCAGAATTTGTCTGAGTGCTGGTGTATTGTATTGCTGTAACAGTTTGATTTTTTGTGCTTTGGTCTTAGCATTGCTAACCTTTTGCAGCACTTCATTTAGTAATAATTGCATGACTATTGGTATACCATAATTAGTATTTATTCTTCCTCTAATTCCTCATCATTTAAGAAGCGAACAGAGAGTAGTTCTTCGTTGATCCATTGTCCTTGTTGATCATACATTTCTGGATGGAGGATTTCGTTTTCTGTTTCTCTAGCGTATAACATGTCGTGTTTCACTTCGTTAGCAGTCCATCCTGCTATTACCCCGACCGCTAAAAATAAAAATGATGCTGTTGCCGAGATGTAAATAAGTAATGTTTCAGTCATTGTTCAACTCCGAACTTAAGTTTCTTTTTTCTCCCACCTAAGTTCAAAGTTAAAAAATACTTTTCTTTTTAGGAGGGTAAACGCTTTAGTAATAATAAGTCCCTTTCGGGGTAGCATGGTTTCTTCTTTTGCCCTCCTGAGCATGAGCTCTATGCCTTTATTTATTTTAAGTTCCTTCATTTTTTTGGTGCAGTAACCAATCCATCTGCCATAAATTTTTTCGCAACAGGTACGAGTCCTGAATAGAACACTTCGTCAATAGTAGCTGCTGGAAATGTGCCAGTGAATTTTCCTTGGTACTTACTCACGAAAGAAGTTTTCTCATCATCATTAAGAGAAGACCAAAGAACCTCTTTGTATTCAACATTTGCTCTACGACAGAGTTCTTTCATCTTCCTACACCAACTACATCCTTCTGTTGTGTAAATTGTAATGTCCATACTTTTAATTATATGTATAAAAAATGAGGGGTTTTATCCCCTCATTTTATCAGATGGTTAACTGTGTGTCAACCTCAAATGATTCCTAAAGAACCTGCCGTGATACCCACTGCAATAAAGAAACCAAATTCTATTAGATCCCTGTAGGGACTTTGCAGTAGATTGTTCATTTAACCGACAGTAGGAGCAACAAGTGCAACTTGACTAGTCTCTGCAGCAGCAAGGTCTAGTGGGAAGTTGTGAGCATTACGCTCGTGCATTACTTCCATACCAAGGTTAGCTCTGTTAAGAACGTCTGCCCAAGTAGGAACAACACTACCAGATGCGTCTAAGACTGACTGGTTGAAGTTAAATCCATTCAAGTTGAATGCCATCGTGCAAACACCCATCGCAGTCATCCAAATACAGAACACTGGCCATGCGGCAAGGAAGAAGTGGAGTGAACGTGAGTTGTTAAACGAAGCATATTGGAAGATAAGACGACCGAAGTACCCGTGGGCAGCAACGATGTTGTATGTCTCTTCTTCTTGTCCGAACTTGTAACCATAATTTTGTGATTCATTCTCTGTTGTCTCTCTGATTAGAGAAGATGTAACTAGAGAACCGTGCATAGCACTGAATAAAGAACCACCAAACACACCTGCTACTCC